ATGTTCTTCTATAATAGCATTACAAATATTTAATCCTAAACCAGAACCACTTTCTTTTTGTCCTTCTTTCCTAACATAGGGTTTAGATAATTCTTCAAAATCTTGTTGGTTCATACCTCTACCATTATCTTCAATTACAATAAAACTTCCTTGGTGGTAAGATCCTTCTTGGTATATCTTAATCCATTTTGTAGGATTATCATTATATTTAAGACCATTCCGAATAAGATTATCTACAGCTGTACAAAAAAGTGGTTCATTTACTTCTAATTCTATAGGTAAGTTATCATTTAAAAGGACTTGATTTTTATATGCAGTTAAGCGTAAGTAATCCTCTAATATATTTTTAATATTATGAGGTTGTTTACTCATTTGTACATTTTGTTTTACTAAATTAGTAAATTCATATACCCCACTATATACTTTTTGAGCATGGTGTAACCCATCTTCAATGAGTTTTAATGGGGCTTGTATTTTTAAATCTTGTATTTGTTGTTCTGATATTCTTCTTTTTAAAGATTTAATACCTCGAGGTAAATAGGTATTAATCCCAGAATGCATATCATGCCTAATAATTTTAGCGGCGTGTTCTAAGAATATATTTTTAGCAAATAAATCTTCTTTAATTTTTTCTTTATTTTGCATAAATTCATATACTACTTTAAAGAAGGGTGGCATGAAGAATACAACGCAACCCCAACCAAATTTAGCAAGAAACAAGGTTGGTTCACATATCCCAAATACAATACAGGTTTGTACTGTAAAGAAGGTCATCATAATTAAACCTGCAACTATTAGGGAGATTTTGGAATTTATAGATATTCCATCTAAAGCTTTCATTTACAACTCTGTTTTCTTAAACCCACATTTCTCAAAAAAGTATTTTGAAGGACAAAATCCTGTCCAAAGGCCGATTTGTAACATCAAGCAAACAAATATTACAACTTCCCAAGATTGAAGTAGATATCCTACTATTAATACCATTGACATTAGAAAGTAAACCATTCTGGTTGATGTTATATATTGTAGTAATGTTTTCATTTTCGTTCTCCTTTATGTTGGTCAATCTTATCGAGAATCTTATTCAACAACTCTGTTTTAATGAAACCAGCCATAGAAGCATTTTTAAGAGCTGAAATAAGTTGGAAAACAATAAAAGGTACCAAAATGGTTTCTGATAGCCAAGATGTACCTTTAAATCCTAATTCTACTGAAAGAATGACTGTTAATATTAATATCCAAGCAAATAGTGTTTTTAATACTTTAACTGCTTTGTATGTTTTAAATCCTTCTCTTTTAATTCCTGCAATAAGACCGAAGAATCCATCTAATAAAACAACTGCAACTAATGCAAGATATTGTTCAGTGTTTCCCATGTAGAGATTGAGGAAGTAAGAACACAAAAAGGATATAGTTGTAGATATAGCAGTTACAAGGAATAGGGTATTAGTTTTCATTATTTAGACCAATTTTCGTAATAGGTCTTCCCTTTAGAGTTTCTTTTAGCTGCTAAGATTTGACCTCTTTGTTCTCCATCACTATTATATGAAACATGAACCCAATCAGGTCTTTTATCAGTACCAAATTCCCAAATTAATTGATCAAATGGTAAATTTTCTTTAATGTAATGAAACACTTCTTCGTTTTCTGGGCCCCCTCTATGGTCCATATCTATATCAATGGCTTCGCCTTTTGAATGCTGTGAAGTTTTAGAGCCACCAATTGCTTCATTTAGAGCCATGCTTCTATATCCTGAGGAAATAAAGATTGGTTTGCCAAAATGTTCTCTAATTGGTTGGAATATTTTTTCAGCTAATAATTTAGCTGCTTCTAAATGTTCACCCTTAGGGGTATTATCGATACCTCTACGTTTAGCAGTTTGGGATCTAGTAAATTCTCCTAGTGATAAGTTAGCTGATAATTTCATTATTCTCCTTTTTTAAATATTTTAGTTATACCATCAATTCCAAATGATCCAAGGGTAATAATTACAAAAGAATTATAAATAAATTCTTGAACCGGAAGATCTTTACCCAAAAATCCTGTTATAATATCTGCTATCGCAAATATAGTCATTATAGCAAAAGAAGCAAACCCCACAATATTTTTCTCATTAAGGGTATTATCATCTTTAAACATTTCATTAAATTTCATAATTTTATCTTTTAAATAATTTACCATGCTATAAAACTTTTAGGGGGTAACAATTTACTATAAATATTAAAAAAGGGACACTAATGTGTCCCTTCTTATTAATAATTAACAAATATTACATCTTATCTTTAAAAAGATGATATAATACAAAAACACCAACTAATCCCAACAATCCTTCATTGCTAAGAGAGCCTAAAATATCCATAATATTATTTACTACTGATAAATTAGGCCAGAAAGGAATAGAAATACCTCCAAACAAAATTTCAATTACAATTGCTAAAGATATAAGACTAATCCCAATTTCGGTTAGTTTTTTAGCCCAAGAACCAATTTGGCTTAAAATTTCCATAAGATAAAATTTAAGGGTTAAACAGAATAAAACTACCGTCGGTTTAAGTAATTAATGAAAGAGTACTTTTTTCATAGTTATACATATTAAAAAAGGAGTACTAATTTACTCTTTTTATATTACTTCTATAAAATTTTATTACCCATCACAGCTCACGCAGTCTGCCATCCTACTTCCTAAATCTCCTTTAATCACTGAGTCTGTTCTTAGATAATAAAATGTTTTAATGCCTAATTTCCACCCTTCTAGGTGTACTTGATTAATCCATTTTGGTGAATCATTAGGATCAAAAGACAAGTTTAAAGATTGTGTTTGATCAATATATCGTTGCCTAATAGCAGCTTGTCTTACTAATTCTAATTGATTTACTTCTGGGAAAGTTAAAAATAATTCTTTTTCTTCGGGTGTTAAAATACTATCAGGTAAGTTTTGAACTGATCCTCCATCTTGAAGCATTTGATCCCACCATTTATCTTTATCTTCACCCTTCTCAGCTAATAATGATTGTAATACTTTATTTTTTCTAATAAAAGTACCTTTTGCACCATTAAAAGTATAAATGTTAGCTGGTAAAGGTTCAATACCTGCTGAAATACCACCACAAATTACTGAATTAGAAACTGTAGGTGCTACTGCTAATAAGTGGGTATTTCTCATTCCTGTACCTTTACACCAAAGGGGTTCTCCATATTCTTGGGCTAATGCCATAGATGCTTTTTCTGCTTTTTGCCTAATATCAGAAAATATATTATGTGTGTGGGCTGTTGATGCTATAGAATTAAATGGTAATCCTTTTTGTTGAAGGAATGTATGCCATCCCATTACACCTAACCCTAATGCTCTACCTTTTTTAGCATGGTTGTGGGTTCTTAGCAATGAATCTTTTCCATTAGATTTATCTATAAATTCTTGCATTACACCATCTAAAAACCAAGTTGATAATTCTACGGCATCAGTATCTTTCCATTCTTCATATTTTGCTAAATTTAAAGAAGACAAACAACAAATAAATGAATGCTCTTCATCTGTAAATAAAGTAATTTCAGAACATATGTTAGTCATTGTTACATCTAAATTATTTAACCTATAAGCTATAGGGTTATCTTTATTAACATTATCTTTATACATAATGTAAGGTTCACCCGTTTCCATTCTAGACTTTAATATTGTAGCCCATCTATTCATGGCTTCTGGGTCTCTGGCTTCTAGCTTTCTCATAAATGAGTCTCCAACAACTACACATTGGTGAAGATTTAGACATTGTCTATTTGGATCTCCTTTAGGTCTACGAATTTGTAAAAATTCATCAATATCTCCATGTTCAATATCTAAATTAACAGATGCTGCCCCTCTACGAACATTACCTTGATTAGTAGCAATAATAGCAGAATCAAAAATTTTAGCCCAAGGTACTACACCTTCACTTTTACCATTACCTGTAATTGCTTCTCCACGTTTTCTAATGCGTGATAATGAAATACCAACACCCCCACCAGCAGCTGTTAATTTCATTAGTTCTGCGTTAGTTAACCCGATTCCACGTATTGAATCAGGTGTATCAACCCCAAAACATGAAATTGGTAAACCACGATCTGTTCCCATATTTGATAATACAGGTGAAGCTAATCCTAACCAACCATTCCACATAAGTTTGTAAAATTTAGGTCCTAATTCTGGTTTTTTTAATCTCATAGCAGCAGCGTTAGCAACTCTTCTATATGCTGATTTGACTGTTTCTCCTGGGAGTAAATATCCTTTACTAATTGTAGCTAAAGATATTTCATCCATCCATTCTGGGTACTGTTTTCCAGCTTCCCAATGGTTGTAATCTGCTTGTAATGCGTTGTTTTCCATATTTTAAAATATACTGTTAGCGTCCCAATCTTGGACACCTTTTGAATAATTAGTAACTCTATTTGCAAAGAAATCTGTATGTTGTTTTCCTGCTGATAAGCTATCAAACCATTTCATTCTTTGTACTGCTTCTGGGTCTATACCATTTACTATAGGACCATATCCTAAATCACCCATTTTAGTATTTACTCTATGTTTAATAAATGATACTAAATCATATTTTGGACACCCTTTTAGATCTCCCATTTCATATACTTTATCAATAAAATCTAATTCTAGTTTTAAAGATAATCTTGCTGCTTCTTCAATATCAGCTCTTAATTCAGGGGTATCAAATTCAGGATGTTCTTGCATTAAAGTTCTAAATAACCAACATCCAGCTTCAGAGTGTAAAGATTCATCTCTAATACTCCACTCTACTATTTGACCCACACCCTTAAGTTTATTGTCTAATTTAAATGATAATAAAACAGCAAACGAGGAAAATAAATTTACACCTTCTGTAAATGCTGAGAATATGGCTAATGATTTGGCTCTTTCATGCCAATTAGGAGTACCATCGTGAGAATCTCTTACAGTAGTTAATGCTTCAATTTTAGCCATTGTAGCTTCATCTTCTAAGAATTCAGCAAAATTATCTAATCCTAATTCTTCATTTAATAAACTATAGGCTTCAGCATGGATGGTTTCAAAAGCCCCAAATGTTACAGCCATTTTAATTACTTCTGGTTTTCTAAACCATTTAGTTACTAGTGTTGACCAATAATCATTTACTACTGTTTCTGTTTGAGCAAATCCCTTTAAGATAGTCCCAATTATATTTTTTTCATTATCTGTTAAATTTTGTTTCCAATCATTAATATCACTCATCATTGGAACTTCTGTATGCAACCAATGTGCTTGTTGTTGTTGTAACCAATAATCTGATGCCTTTTGGTATTCAAAAGGTTTATATACTATACGTTCCTTTAAAAGAGATGTTTTTGTCATTTTTATTTTTTTTAATTATTAAGAATTTAATTCAAAAAACTTATCTTTTAATACTTTTTTATCAAAAGAATCAAAATCATCATAACTTTTGTTATTGTTAGGGTTAGAAACTTCAGATTCAAATTCTTCATCAGGATCATAATCAGTTACTTCAAAATGGCCTGTAGATGTATCAGCTTTTACCCCAAATGTTAACCCATCTATACCATATCTATTCTTCATAATGTGAAATCTTCCTGTTCCGTTTACTTTGTCTTTAGCTTTTCTTGATAGGGACATACAAAAATCTGTAATCATAATTTTATCATAAGATCCAGCTGCTTTGTCTCCCTCAATAACATCATCTTTAGCACCTGCACGATTCACTTGGGAAACACTCCAAATAGGAACATCTAATTCTCTAGCTAATCCTTTTGTGCTTGTATAAATATCATCAATTTCTCCTTTACGATCTGCCGTTCGTTTTTTTGTTGAAAGAAGATCAACATAATCAATAATCACTAGATCTGGGTTAATTCCTAAATCAGTAACTTTTTTAATGTGTGATTCTATTGTGGATATAGTTGCACGTCCTGTTGGAAATTCTTTAATAATTAGCTCCCCAGGCAACTTAGGAATAACTTCTTCTACTTTTTCACGTGATTTAAGGATTCTATCTACAGGGACTTTAGTAAAAAAAGCATCATATCTTCGTCCAACATAATCTTCACCTAATTCAAGGGTATAATGGAGAACATTATATCCCATTCTTACAGCATATCCACCTAAGGCAACTAACGACCAAGATTTACCACCCCCAGGATTACCAAATATGAGACCAAAATCTCCATTTCCGAGACCCCCCTGGAGTAAATCATTAATTCTTTCCCATGGGGTTGGAATAACTGTTCTTGAATCTTCTCTAAATCTTGATTCAATATCCTTGTTATATTCATGTCCTACATTCTTATCTTGCCCTGCTTTCAAAGCATTTTCAACCATTATTTTAATTGAATCATAGTCACCAGCTTTTAGTAAGTCTACACTACTTAGTAATGCAGATTTTAACTGTTGGTTCTTACAAAATGTAGAAAATTCTTCTCTAACATACTCTAAATCTTCTTGAGAGGCACTATATGCTTCTCTAAGTTGTTCTCTAATAGAAACTTTAAGTACTTCATTTGTCACTTTTTGTAATTCTACTTTAAGAACATCCATTGAAGGAGTTGTATTGTACTTATCATAATAATTTAGAATTTCTTTAATAATCCATTGATGAGCTTGGTTATCCCAATATTCCTCACTAATAATATCATGGATATTTGTTAAAAACTCTTTATGGGTTAACAGCGCCGATATTACTTTGATCTGAAAAGATGTACCGTATTGATTTAAATTTATTAGTGTGATAACTTTTATTTTAAAGGGTTAATATTATTATTTAATTCATCAAAAATATCTTTTATCCAAAATTCTAAGTTTCTAATCATTCCACCTAATTTATCTTCATTATACATAGCAATAAATTGTTCCGGAAGGTAATTTAATTCTTTGGATTCCACAACACTGTAGAGATAACTTTTATCATTTTCATCTAACATGGGGTTTGATAGATCCATAATTTTATAATTTCGTTCTAGAGCATCTATATTTTGAATTATGCGAGCGTAAATGACATTTTCTTTAAATTTAGATTCACAAATATTATAAACATCATCTAATGTCATATCTTTTTCACTTAATTCAGGAAATAATTTATATAGTTTTTTAGGACCTAATCCTTTAACTCCTGCTACCTTATCTGAATTATCACCCATTAGTGTTTTATATAGGATAAAGTTGGTGGGAGACATTTTAAATTTTTCTACTACGGTTTCTTCAGTATAAAATTCTTTCTCCATAGGACGATATACAATAACATTTTTATTTACTAATTGTAAAAAGTCTTTATCAGAAGATACTATAAAAACTTTATCTTTTGGATCTTTAGGAATAATTCCTGAAAGGTACGCTATAACATCATCAGCTTCAACCTTAGGAATACCTATGGTTTTAACAGGAAGGGTTTTAAGATATTGAATTATACGAACTATTTGATCTACTTTAGCGTCATGCTCATCTTCTAAATTATCAAATGCCTCCCAATTAGTAATACGTTGTAAATCTCTCCCGGATTTATACTCAGGCAATAGGTTTTTTCTATTATTGGAAGAACCGGCTCCATCGAATACAACATAAACTTGAGTAGGATTTACTCTTCGAATTTCGGCACCTAAAGATCTAAAAAATCCACCTAAACCCCCAACATGGATCCCTTCGGGGTTAACCATATTCATCATTGCAAAGTTTCTAAAAAATAGATTTAACCCATCTATTATTAAAATTCTTTCTCCTTCTACAGTTTCTTCTCCATGCTCCTCCATATTATTAAGGAGCTTAAGTAAATCTTTTTGCTTCATGTACCTTTAATTATGGGGGAATATACGAAATCCTCCCTCGATAACCTAATTTTTATTTGGGCTCATCTGTATGAGTTGTGATATCAGTATATGCTTCATCTTCTTCAGCAATTATAAAATCACTTCCACCTAAAATCTGCTTCCACTGTTCACCATGCTTATCTTTATAGGCTTTTAAAGCTTTATCATCATCTAGAATAAACCCATGAGGGGTCATTACTATTTTGCCTCTTGTAGTAACTCCATTAATATGGTTTTTATCAATTTGAAGATTAGTACGTTTAGCAAATTCTACCTGCTTGCCATCTTTAATTGCTTTAATTTTAGATGTTCCAGCTGACATAACATTACCAAAGGTAACTACGAATGTAGAATCAAACCACATAGCATAACCACCCTTATTCATTAATTTGGGCTGCCCCATAGGTGATTCTGCTTTAAGTGTCCACACTTTATTAATACAAACTAAAGTATTTGTATATGGACTACTTTCTTTTCGGGACATTACAATTCGTTGATTAACGTTATTTCCAAATTGGGTAGACATAGCACCTGCGTTCCATTCGTTATTATTCTTGTTAGATTTTAACGACATTTCACAAGGCACAGACCCAATTGAATCCCAACAAAATAACAGATCATACGGTAAATTACCTTTTTTCTGTTCATCAAGTAAATCTAGAATAAAACTAGAAACATCTTCGATTGAATTAATAGTTTCTCTATCTACATAGATAAAATTACCATTATAATCTAAAATTTCACCTGTTTCTTCATCTACAACTTCATTAACTTCTAGTCCCATTTGGACTGCATGCTCCCAATTCCATTTCATCTCTGTAATGATAAAAACAGGCAGTATCCCTCGTTTTTGAGCTGATACTGCTGCTTCAATCATAGCAGTTGTTTTACCTGTATCTGAATGTCCTCTAAGTAATACAATATGACCTTGAGGGATACCTGGTACTGATGTTATTTCTTGGTAGGCATCTGAAAGTGGAATCCAAGTTTGTTCTTTAAATTTTGCTTTTGAAGACAGTCCTTTTTTATTTTTAAAGCTGTCTAAATTAAAACTTGATTTAATTTCTGAGGAGACTGCCTCCGATAATGATTTTTTATTTCTTGCCATATAACTTTATTTAAAATGGTAAATCGTCATCTTCTTCGTCAAACATTTTATCAAACTCATCTACTTTAGTAGTTTTGTTCTTAACATTTAATGAATAATTTGACTTTGTTTCTTCTTTCTCATCCGAATCAAATTTTTCAGCTGGTTCAGAAATGATATCACCTTCTTCTTCAGAATCTTCAGGTGACAACCATTCTTGAAGTGCTGTCTTCATATCATCATAACTAAGTGGCTTAAATACTTTCATTGGATCTGCTTGATCATTTAATAAAGAATTTACTACTTCTTCATCATTTGAAAGTGGGGTAATTTTTAATGAAGGCCCAATAGATGTTTTATTATATGGTGTCCCTGTAACCTCAGGACCTACAGTAGTTAACTTAATATCTCTACCTTGAGCAATATCAGTAAAATCACCAATTTCCTCATCAGCAGCCATATTTAAGAATTCTTGATAAACTTCTTTACCAAATTGCCACAATTTAACCCCTTCGTCTTCTTGACCTCTAACAACAATAGGGGCAAAAGTACGAACTTTAGCATCTAGCTTTTTAGCCAGCCTCCAATTTTCCTTATCATTAGTGTTTCGGAGTTGCTTTACAAACTCTACAATAGGATCTTTCTCCCCCCAATTTTCAGGAGATGCCATCACTTTTTTACTACCAATACCATAATAAAACTTCATCTCTGTGAATGGGTTTGCTTTGTTGTACTTAGAAGGTACAACACGAATTAATTGTTTACCTACTGAAGGTCTCCAAAAGAGATTCTTATTATTTCCTCCTCCACTGTTATTTGATTGCTTGTTCAGTGACTCCAAGCGTTGCTTTATTACATTTAAATCCATAATATAACTAATTTTTAGTGTTTAATTTTTAATTTTATTTTTTTATGTGCTATAATATACGAAATATAAGTGAGATATACAAGTTTTAGTTTTTATTTTTTAATTTTTGTATAAGACTTCCTATCCACCATCCTAACCCCATCATTCCTATACATAAAGATATTAAATTAGGATATTGTGTGTAACTTACCCAACCTATTAGGGTAATAAGACTAATTATAAGGTCTATTTTTTTATTCATAACATTTAATTTTAGGAACCTATCAAACCGATAGGCCAGATAGATTATTCAAAAATTACTTTTAGATCGGTTTTATAAACTACATGGGCCTTTTTGGCATTGGGGTTTCGTGAGCCCCTCCACTCCCCTGCATATTCAATTTCAATAAAAAATGTAGCTGTATCTCCTTTCAATTCTCCTAAATTGAAAATATTGAAAGTTGGATGGGTGTTGTACCTAGAGTAAACACCAAATAAAGTACTGGAATATGGACAATCCATACAAGTATGGGGAGTTATTTCATACCCCACTAAATTTGTAACACTTTCATCATTTAAAATCAATTCATTAATAGTATAAGTTGTATCACCAATAGGAAGTGGAGTATTCATACTAGGTGTACTATACCAACTCAAAATCCCATACATAGGGGTGGTAAATGAGATGGTATCAAAAGTTACCCAATAATCTGAATCCATTGCAACACTAACATCAGGAATATCATTTATATGGTAAAAATCATAAGGGTCTTCTAATTCACCTATAATTTGAAAATATCGAAGACCCCCTGTAAAAACATGCCAATAACCATTTTCATCTAAATAGGCATTAGGTTGTTGTTGAGGGTTAATTTTAAAACTATATTCACAATCACCCCCAGGGCAAGCTGTTTCAGGAGTATCTTCATAAGGATCATATTTTTCACAACTTGCAAGAGCAAAAAACAGCAATGAATACCAAAACAATTTAACTATATCTTTCATCTTTTTATTTATTAAAAGCTTTATAAATTACGTTAATATCAAAAGAAAGAGATGGAAGAAATCTAATTAACTCTCCAACTTCCCCCATTGTTAATTCTATTACAAATTCTTTATTTTTAAGAACATTAATTAAATTACCACACGATACAGGATATGTTTCTTTATCCTTTTCTAATTGTTCTCTAAATTCAGGTTTTAGTTGTTCAAATAAATTCATTACAGTGAAAGTTTTACAAATGGTACAATATTATTAACTATATAATCTTGCATTCTTAAACAATCTTGTTTAGCTTGTTCAGAAGCAAAGTTTAAAACTTGAACATAATGTTCAGATTGATGATACATAATTGAATCATCCATAATCCCTTCTTTAGGAATTAGATAAACTCTTCCATACCCTTCACCACTATCAATAGTGTATTGAGGAAATTCATTTTCTATAAAGGCATAAAACCTTTTATTAATTTGACGGTGATATTCTTTTTTTAACATAACTTTTATTTTTATTTCTTTAATACGTAAATATACGAACAATTACTCGGGGAACCTACAAAAGCCTCATTTACTTCTTATAAAGATTAATAAACATAGCCATATATTTTTCTTCCTCTAAAACACTATTAAAAAATTTATTTTGAGGAGTTCTTATATCAACCATATTATTTGAAATTTTAAATATAGCTTTTTTATTACCTTCAACATAAAGATCATACACTCCTTCTCCTACTTTTATTAACTCATTTGATTTAGGATTTGATTGATGAATACCTTGAGCTTTTACATTATCATAACCAAAAACTTCTTTCATTAACATTTTCCAAGCAATTCCATGAGGAGCAGGATCATTATTCTGTGGTAATGATTTAAAATAATGATGATCATAAGCATGACTAAGTTCGTGACAAATAGTATCTTTTTCTAACTCAGTATCTAATATAAAAGAAGATAAATTTATTAAATAATGACCTGGTTCTATATAACGACAATGTCCAAATTTGGATTTTGCTCTTTCAGATATTTTGTATGTAATTTTAAGAGGTTTTACTCTTAAAGATTTCGCAATTTGTTGATTTAGTTCTTTTAAATTTGTATTTTCCATAATTATAGTGATAACCTTTATTTTAACTTTTTAATTATACCTTAATATAAGAAGAATATATCAGAATTCCAACTATTTACTAAGTTATTTTGGCTTACCTAGTAACATTTTTGTGTGAGTTTGACCTCCAATTGCTCTTTTATACTCACCATTACCTAACCATTCAATGTCCTTTCCTTGAAGTATTTTTCGGACAATCTCTTCATCTGTGATTGGCTCTACTCCTTTAGCAAGAAAGATGTCTTTTATCTTTCCGGAAACCTCTACATAGTGTCCTGGTTTCTTAAGTAGTGCTGCTTTGTGATTTACTACTTTACTTTTTGCTTGAGAAGATCCATCATGTCCTGTTGCTGTAAACTTCTTACCTGCTGGTTTGTTTTTTGAAACTGATACTGCATCAATATCTGGATCATCATCTAAATCAATTACTTCATATTCTGCATCTCCTTCTGCACCAGTTACGTCTGTGGGTGCTTTGTAATTTGGATGTCCTCCAATAGGGGAGTATGCTTTTGAGATAAGATTAAATATATCTTCCTCATAGTCTTTTAATTCAGATGAAGGTATTGGCTGCCATTGTCCTTTTGACAGAGCCATCTCCTTTATAATATCAGTTAGTTTCATTGAGTATGATTTTCTTATAAATATCTCTAAAAACAGTAAGAGAAGTTCTATGCCCCATTCCTTCTATCTCAGTCCAGCTATTAGCTAAATCTTTATAAACTCTAGTAGCCTTTGGATCAATTACATCATCTTCAGTTCCTACAACAAAGTTTCTTTTCCAGTTCGTCTCTCCATAACTTACTCCTTCCGGTTCAAAGCTTCTGCTATGAAGAGCAGGATTGAATAAAAGCACTTCTACATTAAGATGACTTCCTAATGCATCAGCAAAATAACCACCCATACTACTACCTATAATTAAATCTGGTTTATCTATTCTAGCTGCTTCTAGCAAAGTCTTAAACATATTAGGATTACTATAGACCATCTTCGGAGCGAAGACTCTATCGGCAACACTATTTAAGAAATCTACCTTTGGACCTCCGACATCAGACTCTAAACCATGTAAATACCAAACGTTCATACCGTAACCTTTTATACCTGAATATACGAATTATTCTTCGCTTCTCCAATCATTTTTATGCTTTTCTTTTCGAAAAAATTTCTTTCTATTTCGATGAGGAGAAGGAACACGCATAGCATCTTGCCATTCATGTTGAGTTAATTGTATTTCTTCTACTTTTTTCATCTCTTTTGTTTTTTGATGCTATCAATACTATACCATCTTCCAAATACCCTTACGAACACACTCTAAAACAAAATCTTCAGAGTGTATAGACGAACCGTAGTTAAATCTAACCCCTTTACCGTGTGATTTTCCGCCTCTTGCCTTTGAAGTTATCTCTACTATTCCACTTGGCGTTAAGAATTTATCTCCTTTTTTCATCATTATACATAAATATACGAACAATTTCTTGGAAATCCAACCCTTCTGCTAAAGACTGCTTATACATTAAACCCCTACCACTATACTTATATACAAAATTATCTTAAATCTTAACATATTTATAATAAAAATAAAATGGCAACATACACTTCAGCAGAATTGAAAGATGATGGTATATTATTGAAGGAAGATCTAAATGCTTCTACAACATATACAGTAACGATTTCGGGAAAATCAAATCTATCAGGTTCATGTTATATGTTTTTAGAGACAACCCCTCATTTAGGATCTATTGGAGGTAATTTATCAGGGAGTATGCCGGCCACATCTTCTTTTCTAGGTATGGTAGTTGATAATAAAACTAATGCTGGGGGTGAAATTATAGAGGATTATAAGATGGGTATTATATTAAATAAAGAAGGATCATCTACGTTCGATCTCACACCCGCGAGTAAAATAGATAAAACAAAAGTAAGAGTAAAAGCAACTGGAAATATTGGTTGTGAAATTGCGTAATGAGTTGTGGGTTCGGGATTTAACTTATATGTAGCGCTCACCTATTTCTTCAATCGTTTGTTTTGCTTCCTCTAAGGACATTTGAAAAAATTCTCTATTATTGTTAACTCTATATTTTTCTAATTTATGGTGACATTCTTGTTCTAAAGCAAATCCATTATAGCAATGAAACGCCCATTCTACTTTCATGGGAACAATTACCCCTGTAGCGTTTGAGATTTGTTTTGCCCTCTCCTCGGGTGAGTTTTTAGTATAACCTATTTTATAATATCCGGGCATAGTAGGGTTTGACATAATGTAAACCCAAGAATCAAAGTCACCATCTCTATTAACGTACATAGCTGAATTTCTAGCAGTATAGTAAGTAACTTCTTCCCACCCATCATTAGTAGGGGTTAGAGTAAAATATTGAGCTTTTTCTATTCCATGAGAAGTAAAATCTTCACTACATGGGATATACTCTTTAGCTTCTTCCTCTGTTATTCTTTTTATAGACATAGGTATATATTTTATCGGTGGTAAAAATTTTTTAAAGAAACTCTTTTCATTTCTTGTGGTTTTAATTCAAAAGGGGGAAAATGGCAAAATATATCGCCTTATGGGGGTGGTAACTGATATAACGGTAAAATCTCATAATTAACCACCACTAATCATAATACACAACTCATTAACTAATTTAGTCCTTTCACTTCGAGCACTTTGATCATAAGGGATTTCATTTAGGTGTTTGTTAAGCTCTAATATGCGAGATGCTATTTCTTTTTTTCTTTTTGTCATTTTTTATTTTTTTAAAATATAAGTATATACTTGTCGGGGGTGAAAGATCGTCCTTACACTCTTAATACCCATAAATCTTTTTTCCGTATACCCTACCATCGACGGACATCTGCGTACGTGGGTAATACTATGGTGCACGGTATGTACGCCCCCCGCCACCATATAATACGGGGGCCCTCATACCGCGGACCCCCATATCGGGTTATGTATTTTATTAATTAGCATATTCTAATGCTAGATCAAACAATTCGGCATTCACACGTGCATCCTGTTGGAAGTTCTTTATTTTACGTGCTTTACGGACTTTATTACCTGTAATGTAATTAAAATCACCGTTCAATAGTTTTTCCTGGATGCGATTAAATACCACCCACACGTCATCTCCCTTGTCTTCGTCTCGGTCTACCTCCAATAATTGGTTAACGTCGATGTTGATTCGGTTTATTTGCTTTTCATTGAAACGAGTCTCGAGTGCTCGGGTAGCGAATTCAACCATTTGCTCCTCATTTAGCCTTATCTGCTTCATCTTATTCATTGATTCAACAGTTAAAGGTAGGCGCTCAACCATGGTACGGATTTGCTCTTGCAATTCCTCAAACGTATAACCCATGTGACGCATCTTTACTTTCTCAAAATCTTGAGTTGAAATAACTAACCCATTCTCACAAACCATACGGAATAAACCAGCTTGGAATTGGAATGCATTCTTACCATCATGTGAATTGGTAAGCAAAATCTGAGGCCATACTGTATCTCCATCCTCACCATTCACTACCACATCCGGATTTCTAAATACCACTAGGTGTTTTTGGGTACCTTGAGATTTTCTTGCTTTAACTTGCTTAGCATCAACAACATCCCAACCCAATGTTCTCATATCCTCAATTACACGTGAGGTAGGAATGTGGGTATAGTGTTGAGACACATTACTTGAAGGCTTATCAGTAAATACTGATGGAGCGATTTCTTTAATTTCTGAATTGCTTAAAAACTGATCTGAATTGTAATTTAACATAACTCTTATTTTTCTTTATTATACATAAATATACGAACGCTTCCTGTGGAATCCAAGTACTCCACCGGAAGCTTTTAAATTATTTTTTAAGTTGATTGTGAATTGCAATGGCATGTTCTTCATCCAATGCGTTATATGAATTACCGGTAGACTTACCATTCTTAAAGATCTCATACCAAGTGAATCCCATATGATCCTTACCACTTCTTTCAACTGCTGTTAACATAACCTTTATTTTTTTAATTATTAATATTAAATTAAGGCTTGAATGAACGACATTCTACGTTGTACCTTAACTCAATAACACCATGAATATACGAACAATATCTCGGGCAGCCAAGTCTCCTGTGCATTACTTTTCCTCTAAATGAGATGTATCTATTTGCTCAATATCACCTGTAATATTATTTTGGGTGAAGAAAACCATCTCACCCTCTAGATATGTGCCTACTCTGAGTAGTGATTTACCTAAGCTCATAGCATACAATTTCATTCTCTCATACCATGAATTTATTTCATCCAATTCGAGATAATAAGTATCTTCTAATACAATATCATCTGAACCATCATCCGAGCATGCTAGTAAAGCATACTTAAATTCCCATGTCAATGTCTCTAACATAACCTTTATTTTAATTAATTATAAACCTAAAATGTCTAACATCTCCTCCAACTCATCATCAGTAATTAATCCATTGGCATAACTACTAATCAACTCATTCATCTCATCTAAATAATTCA